TGTTTTCTTGCGATGTCGGCGATGAAAACTCCAAAGCAACAATCCGGCTCAACACCACTAAAATATATAGGAACGGCCCGGTGCGGATCACATCCTTCCGTCTGGGGATGGCATAATGGCGGTCAACTACGACGCGGCGACGAAGACGGCGCGCATGGCTGCCACGATCTTGCAGATCGACGCCAATGCTTCGCCTGCTTACATCGAGATATGCACGGCATCGTTTGCCGCCACGCTGGTGACCATCACGTTATCCGATCCGAGTTTTACGGAATCGGGTGGCGTGATCACCATGGCCGGGGCGCCAAAATCCGGCGTTGCGACCAATGCCGGCACCGCGGCGGTGGCGCGCATCAAGGACGGCGGCGGCACCACCAAAGTGAATAATCTTACATGCGGCACGAGTGGTGCCGATATCAATCTCAATAGCACGACGATCAGCGTTGGCCAGACTGTGACGCTTACCTCGGCAACGATCACGCACGCGACATGACCGCCCATCTTGCAAACGAAGAAGCGGGCGTCGTTCACACCACTGAGCAGAGTAGTGGGAAGGTCCATACCAATCACGGCCATCCGATCGTTGGAACGCTGCAAGAGGTGGTGGGCACGCTGGCGGCGATCGAGGCGGGCGATACCGCGGCAATCGCCGGACTGGTCGGCCTCATCGGCACGCTCGCCGCAACGGAAGGGGCCGACGCGGCTGCAATCACGGGACTGGTCGGCCGCTCCGGGACGCTTGCAGCAACGGACGGCGCCGACACGGCTGCCTTTACCGGGTTGCTCTCGGTTTCCGGCGTGCTGGCTGCGATCGAGTCGGCAGATGTTGCATCGTTTGCCGCAACAGTCGTAACGCTCGGCTCGCTCGCCGCAACGGACGGGGCGGATGTATTTGCGGCAACCGGCATCGTTGCGTCGGCCGGCGAGATCGTCGGTTCGCTCGAGGCCGGCGAAGGCGCCGACACCGCGGCGTTCGCCGGTGTCGTGCCGGTCCCGGTGGTCGTTGTGGTTGGCGGCGGCGGCTATCATCCGCTCGAGCGGCCGCTCCCGGTTGAGGGCTCCGGCTACGGCATCCTGCCGCGGCTCGAGGGCGAAGCGCATGGCGTCGTGGTTGGCGTCCGCGTCGCAACGCCGGTTCGGATCGAGCCTTGCCCCGCATCGGCCGGCATTGGTGCGGCGGGGCTGTCGATCAAGGCGGCAGCGGCCGGCAATCATGGCCGGATCGGCTCCGGGATTGTGATGCTCCGAGCCGGCGCTGTGGGCTCGGGAGTCATCGGTACGCACGGCAGAGGTTCAGCCATGGTCGCTAATCTCATGGGCACTGGTTGCGGGCAACATGACGACGACGAAGCCGCCGCTGTTGCATGGATGTTGGCAGCATGAGCACTCCTGGCCCAGGGGGATATTCGCTGCTCGACGGGCTCAGTACTTGCCTTGCGGTCGCGCAGCGGGCGCTCATCGAGGTGCGGACGCTCGCACGAATTCCAGGGCCAGAGGGCAAGCGCGGGCCGGCCGGCGAGCGCGGGGAAGCCGGCAAAACTGGACCGGCAGGGCCGGCGGGACGAGCCGGCATCGATGGCAAGGCCGGCGAGCATGGCCCACAGGGCAAGCCTGGGGCGCTGCCGGTGGCGCGCGATTGGACACCCGGCATCGTCCACTATGCAGGCGCCGTCGTCGCCCATGCCGGCGCCACCTACCAGGCTACCCGCGATACCGGACAAGCACCGGGGCATGCGGATTGGATCTGCCTGGCGCGGCCTGGCCGCGATGCCACGATGCCAACGGTGCGCGGCACGTTCGCCGAGGGCCAAACCTATGCGGCGCTCGACATCGTCGCGCTCGGCGGCTCGAGCTTTATCGCGCGCCGCGATGCGCCAGGAGCCTGTCCGGGCAATGGCTGGCAGCTCATCGCCTCGGCCGGCAAGCCAGGCAAGCCCGGGCCAAAGGGCGATGACGGAGCTCCTGGCGCCCGCGGCGAGCGTGGTTCCGGGCCGACCATCGTCGGATGGCGCATCGACCGCGAGGCCTACACGGCGCAGCCGGTGATGTCCGATAACAGCAAGGCGCCGCTGCTGGAGTTGCGTGCGCTGTTCGAGCAGTTTCACGAGGCGCGCTGATGGCCGACATCTGGGTCAAGGTGCTGACGCCGGCCGACAGCTATGCGCTCGTCACGCTGGATGAAGTCAAGAGCATCCTTGGCCTGCCGCCGGCCAATACCAGCGAAGACACGCAACTGCAGATGTGGATCGACCAGTACAGCGATGTCATCGCGACGATGTGCCAGCGCGTGTTCGCCTACGAGCAGGTCGCCGAAACCTGGCGCGGCGACGGGACGTCGTTCGACAGTCCGCGTTTGTTTCTGACGCACTATCCGGTCGTCGATGCCGATATCGTTTCGGTGGAGTCGCCGCGCGGCAACGTCCTCGACCCGGCGAGTTACGAGATCGAGAACATTTCCGGCAAGATGCGCATCGACGGCGCCTGGACCGATCCAGTCACCGTGACCTATAGCGGCGGTTATCTGCTGCCCGACGCCGCGCCGCCGGCACTCAAGGCGGCGACCATGCTATTGATCCAGGCGGCGCGGCTGCAGCAGCGCTTGAACGCCACCGGCGGTGTCCGAATGGTCCGGCATGGCGATACGATGGTGCAATATTTCGATCCGCTGCAGGTGCTCGGTAAGGCCGCACCCACTGCGCCATTGCAGGCGGCAACCGATACCGTTACCGGCTTGCTTAGTGCCTACATGCGCTTTTTTGTATGATCGTCGGGCCTGGGGGCGAGGTGTCATGACCATCGACTGCAGCGAGATGCTCTACGACCCAGTCTATGCGGTGATCGGCGTGCCGGCGGTGATGAGCGTGGCGGGGAGCGGTGGCGCCGAGGTAGCGATCACCGTGATCGACGACACGCGGCCTAACGTGCTGCCGATCGCAGCCGGGGGCGGAACACCGGCGGACGTCCGCAGCGTCAGCCCTGGCGCCTTTGTCCGTATTCCCGAACTCGCCGAAAAGGGCATAGCGCGCACCGACTATGCCGATGCGGTGCTGGCCTTCAACGGCCGGACCTGGATCGTTCGTTCGTGGGAACTGCGTGGCAGCCCGAATGGCGAGGACATGGGCGAGGTTAGATTCTCATTGAAAGCCGACTCCGTTGGTTGACGTTCGCGAGGACATCCTGGCCCGGTTGCTCGTGGTGGTGGCGAGTATTCCGAATATTAAATTGGCCCAGCGCAACAATATCGAGATCCCGGAAGACCAATTGCCAGCGGCGCTGGTGTTCGACGGCGACGAGGAAACCAACGACGCGTCCGACTTGTCGATGCGGCCCGCCAACCGGCCGACCATGGTTCGCATGCACCCGGAAATCATCATCGTGCAGCAGGCCGACGAGGTTGGTTCCGATCTGACCACCTTGCGGCGGGAGCTGATTAGGCGGGTAACGACCGACACCGTGCTCAACGAGCAGATCGTCAAGACCGGACGGAATGGCAACGGCGCAATCCGCTATCTCGGCTGCCAGACCGACCTCGGTTGGGGCCGCTCGCTGCAGGGGGCGCTGCTCGCTCAGTTCATGTTCAAGTACGCACTCAAAATAGAGGATCTATGAGCCATGCCAACGGCACCGGACGTTCAGAACTATCACATTGGCAAAGGCATCGTGTCGTTCAAGGAAGTCGGCGGCACCGCCTATGTTGACCTCGGCAACGCGCCTAAGTTCATCTACACGCCGGCGGTCACCAAAAAGGAACACTTCTCGTCGCGTGAAGGCATCAAAACGAAAGATTTTACCGCCATCACGCAGATCGGCGCGACGATAAAAGTTACGCTCGACGAGATCACCGGGGACAACCTCGCCATGTTCGCGCTCGCTACCATGGACGCCACGACGCCGGACGTGATCACCTTGTCGGGCCTGTCGAAGGCCGAGTTCATCGGCGACATTAAGGTGGTTGGCACCAACGACATCGGCCAGCAGGTCGACTTCGACGCCACTGTCTCGTTCATCCCGTCCGGGGATTTCAGCTTTATCACCGACGCCGACGACTTCACGGTGATCGAACTCGAGGCCGAGGTGATGAAGGGCACGGCCGGCGACTTCGGCGTCTGGACCATCCGCGACGGCGTACCGCCTGCGGGACCGTGAGGGATATCGGCATGGCAGATTTACTGGACATCGCACCGTCGACCGCGGTCGAGGTGGTCAGGATCGACGGCAACAGGATCATCGTGCGCGGCCTGCATGGTGATGCCATCGCGGCGATCGTGGCGCGCTTTCCCGAACTCGCCACACTGCTCGGCGGCATGGGTAGTGATATCGGGTCGCGGCTGATCGAGCGGTTTGGCAATGCCATCGGCCCAATCATCGCGGCCGGCTGCGGGCATCCCGGCGAGGAAAAATACGAGCAGCACGCCGCCACGCTGCTGGTGGAATATCAGTTGAAATTATTGAAAGCCATTATCGGGTTGACATTCCCAAACGGAATAGCCGCCTTCGTCGAGGCGCTGACGAGCGTCCTCGGCGCAACGGACGAGGCGGCAAAGACCGTCAAGGTCCGCTTGCGGAAATCGCCATCGCCATCACAGCCCTTATCCGGCGCGGCTTCCCGCCCGCCTTTGCAATGACGCTGACGCCGCGGCAGATCGCGGCCTATCTCGAATTCAGTGACCAGCTAAATCGCATCGAGCACGCCGACGCGCTGACGATCGCCGCGCTTGGCGCGCAGGGCGAGGGCAATGATATCAAGAAGACGATCAAGGAATGGGGCGGGTGACTGAAAATGCCCGCTAAATTCAAGGTCAAGGTGGCCTCGCCCGCCTGGATCAAGATGATCCGCGAAAAGGAGCGGCCGGTGGCCACGGCTGCGGTTGCTGCATTGCGCGAGACCGCCTCGGAGGCGGTTGACGATGGACGCAAAGACATCGCAGCAGCGGGGCCGGGATTTAGACATGCCCAATGGGTCTCGGGTTTGCGCTTTCGGATGCTGGGGGCGACCAAGGGCGGCGAGCCATCGCTGGACGCCAAGGCCACTATTTCGCATCGGTACGGCATCGCCGGCGTGTTTGAGTTTGGCGCGACCATCCACGGCAAGCCGCTGCTGTGGATACCGACCAAGCAAGGTGCTCCGGCGCCCAGCAAGTCAGGGAAAAAACTGGTGTCGGCCACCGTTGGCGGCAAGCCGATGTTGTTCGATGCCAGTGACCACGACCCTCATCGCAAGCCACTCTACATAGGGGTTCATTCGGTC